ATTAGGCACATTCGCATACCCTAGCGATTGCAGACCACCGGGGATACGCAAGACGCGCCCCGCCTGTGTTATAGACAAGTCCTCCACAGTGGTTTCAGTTATGACATCCTCATCAACAACAATATCCGGATCGTTTGTCGATACGATATTATCAACCATCTGCCGCACTAGAACAGTGCGCAATCGCTGCAAATCCTCAACAAGTTCTGCGACGCTAAGCCCGTAATGCTTGTGGGGAATAGGCAGTGGGGATGCAGAATTAAACGGCGTTGATCTAACTTCTTCAATTGCCAGTTTTTTGTTGCGCTTTAGTATGGTTCCACCTTCGCCGCCAGTAAACACTTGCAGTAGTTCCGCTATCCCATCCCCATCACGGTCAACACGAATGTAATTTTCGTATACGCGCACGACTCTCATAGACACATCTGTGCTGCTCGTTGCGCCGTTCTCGCCCGCCCAACGTGTCTCGGACTCCTCACTGTCCAGCTTATCGTCAACCTCTGGCAATTTCTCTACCTGATTGCGGTCAAAACCCATACCAATCAAGTCCGAAACGGTGATGCTTTGGCGGTGTGCTACAAATGGGCACCCAACAAACGAAAGACTTGGCCACTGCGAGGAGACGTATATTTCCTCTGGAGGAACAGGGACAATCTTGTAGTCCTTTATTTCCTCTGTAATCTTAACCTTAAACCCGATTGGATCCATCTCTAGGAGCAACCCGAACTCGTCAACCTCTGGGCCGCCCCATTGCTCCAACACCTCTATCTCATCATCACCATCATCAAGGTCAGAAAGGATTTGATATGCCTCTTGCGGGCTTAACTCGTCGTATTCCTCAATGCGGGTAACGGTTCGCTCATCCCAATACCGCTTGACGTATCCGTTCTTGAGCAGTAGCGCATCAGTGAACCACGAATACAGCACCATAAAGCCGTTATTCTTTTGGTTGAACACGTAATTGCAAACCTCAGTCTCTTGCTTGGCTGCTTCTACATCTTCGGCACCGCGCGGCGAAAACTCAACAACATTATCGCCGCCCGTGAATATATCCATAAGTTCCGGCTTGATGCTTTCAATCGTATCGCGGACGTCTGTCATCACGATTTTGGAGCGGTCGTCAACTTCATCACCGTATGGCTCGCCATTATATCGGTCGATTAAGCTGGCCCTATGCTGTCCTATTGTGCTGTTTAACGCACCTACAGCGTTATTCTGTTGCGCTGAAAGCAATGATTCCAGTTCGGAGTTCTTCATTCTAGCCATTCGCGAAAACCTCACCGCCATGTAGTTTTGAAATACGTTCTATATTTGCCATTATCTTGTCCTCGCCGCATGGGAGTAAGTTGGACAAGCCCATGAATGCTGCCGCAGAAGACTGTTCGTTCTTAAATACATAGTGTGCAAGCGTTAGGTTGGCACCCTTCTCACAAACTATGTTTAGCGAAACGTCTCTGGGCCCACCAATTAAGACCTCACCAGTAATCGTATACTTGTGACGCACGGTCATATGCCCGTTATTCTTCATTCTAGCCATGATTTACACGATCCCCTGTGTACTTTGGGGGCTATGATACACTTCATCGGCGCTTTTGCCAACACATTCCGTCGAAGTGAATAATATCACGCCATAGTTCCCATTTTTCTAATGATTGGACCGCTAGATGCCTTCCGCCTTATCATTGACGGGAACAACTCAGTTGCTGCCCATACTAGCGCATCTAGGCGGTCAGGGGAACCCTCTCCTTCAAATCCGTGACTTGTCATCATTGTCATCTGTGTTTCAAGNTCTGGGAAAGAACCCACATGATGTATGCGGCCTTGCGAATAAAGCGACGAAGTNGGCTCCGCCCTCACGTGCTTGCCGCGTGTAGCCCTGACTTCACGAATAGGAATATCACTGCGGATAGTGCGGACTGTATTCGCCACCATGTCACCACCTTGATTGACCTCCACTACAATCGCATCAGCCTCCCATGAATCATAGCACGCTATGGCACGCCTTGCCCATTGCTCTGGAGAGCCGCTAACGCTTGCGTCTTCCAATACATAGCCCTCGCGGTTATCAACTGACCCTGTGGAAACCCCAAGGGCAACGATACCATGCTCGTCACTTCGTTCTGTGTTGGTTATAGCGGGATCAACGGCCACAACGATACGGCCCATTTGGTCCGGCACTTTATGGACCCTATGCAGGTCGATGTTATCCAACGTCCAGAGGGCGTTCGGAATGTCTCCGAGTATTTCCGCGTTAAGCTCCTGCCTACCCAATCGCGTCCCATCGTATTTTGCCACAATCTTTCTTAGATACTTATCGGCTAGGTTGGAGCGGTTATCTAAGGTGTTGCCGCGAGTAACAACAACAACGCCCTCCTCACCAGCAACAAGGGCTTTAATTATTTCAATCGGTCTTGGCGTCGTTGTTACTACCTGCCGTGGATCGGCACCTAATCGCAAGCCAAACTGTAGCTGGTCCCACGTTTCGCGGGCATACTTCCACTTTGCAATCTCATCTGACAGGGCGCAATCAAACTGCGGGCCACGTAACTGCCCCGGCTCTGTTGCATTGAACAGCGTTGCTATAGCCCCGTTCGGCCATGTTACTCGGCGCTTTGATGGTTCATATAGCGGCCCTTCGTTCGGGGGGTAAAGTGACATTAGCCCGCTCTCTCCCTCGATAAGAACATCACGCCCGTCCGCTGCGGTTTCTGCGACCAAAGCAACGCGGCGCTTACCATGCTCCTCAACCTGCTCTTTGACCCATTCCATGCCCAGCCTGGTCTTACCAAAGCCACGGCCAGCCAATGCTAACCATATGTCCCAATCACCGTCTGGCGCTATTTGGTCAGGTCTTGCTAGGAACCCCCGCCAGTCATATAACAGGTTTGCTGCTTCTTGCTCCGTTAGGCTTGCAAGAAATTCGTTGCGTTCTTTTTCTGGTAGTTCTGCTAATTCTTCAGCCCGACTTTTCATCTTCGGCCTTTGGCTTAATGGCATCTATCAATGCGGCGAGGCGTTCGGTTGCTGGCACTTCACCTACTGGCGACATAGACCCGTCGCTTGATGTGTGGTCATTTTCAACCTTATCACGCCAATCGTCTTTGAAACGGTTCTTCATTTGAAAGATGTATGAAGTGGCGTTGAACCCATTGCTATCGAACGTGCGCTTGCGTCCCTGTTTTTCCCACCATGCTTGGGCATTTCCGAGTCCATGCTTTACGGCGCGAGAAAATTCTTGGTTATTTTCCATCCAATCATTGACCGTTGCCCTATCTACATCTATCGCGGTTGCCATTTCTGCAAGGGTTTTNCCCTCCTTACCGCATTCTATTACGATGTCGCACATTTCTTGTTTGTATTTGGTTGGCCTACCAACTGGATTAACCATTCTACCACCTTATGAAAAAGGCCGCGCCGATTAAGGCACGGCAGTTGGGGAGAGCAGGTTCCCATTCCGGTGTAGGTTATGATTTTTTGNTGTGCTAGTCAAGTTTGGCTTATTGCAGGGTCAAAAGGCGTTGGAAGTGTAATCTCGCCCTCCCCCTGCTGCGGGTGTTTTAAGCCACCGCCCGCTGGGCTAACTATCGTGCTTGTATCTCCTAAACCTATTTGCTATCGTCTGCTTGTCAGCAATCCCCACCTTGCTGTCTTACGGGGTTGAGCGTGATTTCTTCCTTTCTCATGCTCCCCCGTTTTATTCTTCAGCCCACCGTATAGCTATATCATCGCCTTTGGTGGTTATGATTGCTTTGCGCCTGCCCGCTGAATCCTTAATCCATGAAATTCCTGAATTACTAATAAAAACTTGATTCTCCACTGTTTCAGGCTCTTCCTTTACGCGGTAGGCTATGATGCAGCCACCCGTGCCATCGTTAAGCCAATTCCACCCGGCTGCGTTTCTTGCTTGGCTTTTTTCCGCACTATAACGATTATCTATCATTTGATGCGTTTGCACAATGTCGTTGCCATCAACAGGGCATTCCCCGCCGTTCCATCCGATCCACGGCCCCCATTCGCTTTGCGGTTCTATGTATTCGTGGATTAGGTCTGCGGGGTATTCCCCGCCACCATCTCTATCGTGGTGAAACAGTCCGTCTTTTGTCCAAGTATAATCACCATCGCACCACGGGTAGGGGCTATTTTCCGGATCGCGAGCCTCAATCACCCCGCTAATCCCACCATCACGGCAAACATATCGCTTGCCAGCCTCTATTTTTAGTTTTGTATTTGTCATGCTCTTTCCTTTCCTATTTTTAATTCCACAACGACCTTGCCGAATTTGACCGGATCGCCCCTCTCTATCGTTATGCGCCACTTGCTGTCATCAATACCTATTACATCGACAATTCCGTCTATGCCGCTTTTGAAGCTGGCGAGCATATTATCCATGTCCCTGCGACGCTTGTCAGGCGGGTGAAACGTGATAATTGCGTGAACTTCCTCACCCTTTAACTTGCCAACCCCTTGCCTGCGTGCTTCTGTGGCGCACTCGTAGCGGTAAGACTTCTTTGCCGCCGCGCCCTTTGACCAATGGCCCCTTGCATTTGGGGATAGCTTTGGCGATGGGTATGTTAGGACAACTTTCATCACAAAAACACAATCTTATCATCGTGCAACTTGGCGTCATCTGTAACAACCCGGCTTGTTGCGGCCCTAATGTATTCCTGTGTAGCATCGAAGCGTTTGGCGATTTCCATAGGTGAAACCCCTAGAGTGCGTAGACGCATCCACTCCAGAATGTCGTGGCTTGTGTATTTACGGCGTGTCATAGGTCTAAATCCTCCTGCTTTGGTTGAGGTTTGGGCTGTTCCACGAATAAGTCAGGCTGATCGTATGCTTCTTGAACGCGCTTGCATGCTATTTCGAAATAATCAGGGTCTAGCTCTATACCTATTCCCTTCCGGCCTAACTTGGCGCAGGCCACTAAGGTGGTTCCGCTTCCCATGAATGGGTCAAGGATTGTTCCTTTCACCTTTTTAACGCTGAACTTCATAACCTCCAAAGGCTTTTGAGTGGGGTGTTTTCTATCAGGGTCGGAACGGTTGCAATCAATAACCCTGACAAGAGCATCCATATTTGTCCATGCTAATTCTGCCTCTGCTAGAGTAAAATTGCGCTCTGGCTTATTCCAAACCAACCAACATCTTGAAGGTGGTAGTGGAAAATAATTTCCACCCCAAATTACGGCCTGATTGCAGATTGATAACATTTGGTTTATTTCTTTTTCACCTAATGGACATTCATCCCATTTATTTCTTACCTCCTTCATGCGGTGTTGATTGCCCCATCCAGACTTCTTCCCAAAACCCCCAATCCACTTGTCAGCAATCCCATAAGGCGGATCCGTAACCACAGCATCCACCTTCCCAAGCAACGGCATAACCTCAAGGCAATCACCCAATATCAAGCGACAATCACCAATCGTTACATCCCTCTTGATTGGGCTCACAGCCCCGCCCCCGCCAGTAATTCATCAACTTCCCTGCTTAGATCAGTCACGGCCAAATCTTTGCTGAGGCCAATGCCCGC